ACCTCACGAACGATTACGGAAGGACTTACGGAAAAAGCCATATTATTCTCCTTTAATATTATCTATTTAAACTTAAGTTTGTTTTTAGTTATCACTGTTTTATTTATAAAATCTAAAGGTTTATATTTCCCAGGCTCTCCTGACGGCTTCAAATCCGTCTTCATCTGGTAAATCTTCTCCCGTATCAATAAAACCAAAAGGTAGCAACTCTTCTTCGATTTGCTCTTCGGTCTTTTGCCTAAGCTTCAATAGTGTATTTATGTCAGTTAAATCTTTGAAAAATGATTGGTCTGTTAGCCAAGCAAAAATTACGAGATTCATTACCAAGTCGTCATGTGATCCAGATTCGGCTTCGTAGGAAGACCCCTTTTTCGAAAAGCGTGATAACTCCTGTATTGTGTTATAGTCTCTTATAAGAAGTTGATTTTGTTCAATCAACATTTTTAATATAGTACAACCAATGGATTTTACACTCTTGGTTGTGCGAATTCCATTATCTACTCTTTTTCCAAATCCGCTTGAGATTCTTTTTCCGGTTCTACCAGCGTTTTCAGTATAAAGAAGATTCTCATAACCATAGTCCATTAGGAGTACGTCAGAAACTTGTTCTCCAATGTCGTTAATCTCTATTAGTACAGCGCTCTCATTGTACATTAATCCTATTCTATATATAACTGATGCGAAATCGACCGGACTAACCATGTTATCTCTAAAAGTACACACTTGCTTATAAGGCATTTTCGTGATGTCGATAACGTTAAATGTCGAGTAATCTAGTCCTTTTCCTCGAGAAACGTCAACTGTCATTACGTAAGTATGATTTTCTTTTGCTCTTTCATACTGAGTTAGACCTTCGCCCTGTGCGATAGGTCTAGAATAAGCTAGCTCTTTGAGTTTCGAGCCGTCGATAAGAGTACCCGAGCTACCTAAGAACTGACAGCAATATTCTTGGTTAAACTTTTCTTCATCAAAGTCAAGCGCTTCGAGCGTTTCTTGTTTCCACTTCTCATCACGACCGGGCACGTCATACCACATGACCTTTACATATTCGTAACCGTTAGTACCTTCTTCAGCACCTTTACAAGTTTTCCAGAAATGGTTTAGACCATTAGGTGTAGAAGTCATTAACAACTTAGTACTTTCACCAGATGAGATGGTAGGATATACCGAAGCGAAGAACTCGTCGTAACCTTCGATAAAAGCGACCTCATCGAGATATAGAAACGAAATCGATTTACCACGAATAGCGCTAGAAGTCGTAGTACCTGCATAAATCTTACAACCATTTTCTAGAGTAATGTTACCTTTGTTCCATTCTTCGATTCCCTGTTGAAGCCACTTAGGAAGCGCTTCATAAGCAATCTTGATTCTATCGAGAACTTCTCTAGCTGAGTCTCCTTTGTTCGCGAGAATAGCTACAGTCTTATGTTCGTTGAAGAGGATGTAATGAAGAATAACCGCAGTCGCTGTTGTCGTCTTACCACTCTGTCTAGCCGTTAATACAGCAACACGTCTGCTCTTTGTAATTTTTTTAGCGATATCTTTTTGATAATCATACATGGCGAGAGGAACGAATCCCTTGTCGACGTGTACAATCTTAATGTATCTTTCGGCGAAATAGATCGGATCCTGAGCGCACTTCATATACTCCTTAATTTGTTCTGGAGTATATTCTATTTGCTCATTAGATCTTTTAAGATACGTATTTCCTAAATAGCCGTTACTCATTTTCGCCTTTTATCATCTTAAGTAGGTCTGCAGTAGACACTATTAAGTTGTTATTAGTAACATTAGTTTCTGTTTTATGTTCTTCTTTAGCGTAGCGCTTCTTAGTGGACATCTCAACATAATCTTTGTTGGCATCAAGAAGAGTCTTCATTAAAGTAGAAACGACTTCAAAAGCTCGTGGTGATTCTGATTGTTTAGCGATCTCAACCATTTCTTTAACTGCATCATCGCCGAGATTAATAATATTCTCAATATTCTTCTTAGCGAGCTCGATGTCTTTTAAATTCTCTTCGGCTTCTAGAGCTTGAATTGCGGGCAAATTAGTTTGATCAGTATCGAATGAGTTAGCAGGAAGTTGTGTTTGCATTTTATCTTTAGTATCTTCTATTACTTCTTCCATAGGTCTAAGACCTAGGCTACTCAATATCTTTTCTTCACTCATAATAATTATCTCCTTGAGTGATCATTAGTAATGTAAATCATAAAGTAAGACTGATGAGGTTTTAACTCGCGTACAGTTTTATCTTGCCAAATGGTATGTTGAACTAAACGTTGATCTCCCATGCATCTTATTAGACTACGAGGGCTCTCTTTAAACTTTTTAAGTACCGTGTCTCTGAATTCAATAAATTTTTCTACCGAATCACTATTAGCTTGAGTATGAATCTCTACAGCTATGTGTTTAACGTTATTCATCAAATAATCTAAGTTTTCTTTATTCAGTATATCGTACTCGCTGCCTTCTATATCTATTTTAAGATAATCGATATACGGAATGTTATATTCTTGAACAAACTGTTTAAACGTCATGTGATCTACTTCGTCTAAACTTAGTTTGTCTTTGTAAGTTATATAAACACCTTCTGCACTGGAAGATCCTATGATACAGTTTACGGGATAGACTTTTGGATCAGGTTCATTCATCATATATTCAGACACATTTCTTATAGCAGTCTTGAGTAGCTCTCTATTTCCTTCGACCATATAGACTTTAGATGCTCCTCTATCTAAAGCGTGTGCTGACATCATTCCTACACATGCGCCAAGATCTACTACAACATCACCTGGCTGAACAGAGTACCACCAATCATAGTCTTTTCTTACGAAGAACTCATTATAGAATGCAGCTGCCATTTCGAGAACCACACCGTCTGTTTTCATTATTTGCCGTAGAGCTTTACTTCTATTTTTCATTATTTAAAATCCTTTGTCTCAAATCACTACTGCTAAATCTATGATCTCGCTTATTAAAATATAAGTCAATGTCACGCCTGCGACATATATCCTTTCCTGTAAAATCTTTGTCTCGATATTCTTCGCCTAGTATTCTTACGTGGATCGTGTATAGCTCTAAAATATCTTCTAAGTCTCGCTCAGTCGAATAAGGAATAATCTCGTCGACGTAGCTAACTGCTTTCAGCTGAGTGTATCTTTCTACGATAGTTTGTACGGGTGGATTTTTCTCTGGCCTATCACGACTAGGGTCCATCTGCAATCCACAAATTAAATAGTCACATTGAGACTTTGCTTCTCTTAGCATTTGGATGTGGCCGGCATGAAGCAAGTCAAATGTACTACATGTAAAACCAATTATCATATCTTATATCCATTATTTAGCCTGTAGGAGCAGTATTAGCAAACTCCTCTGCATAATCCCAATTGTCGTCAAATTCAACTAAACTATAGTCTATACTTAATTCTCTGTCAGTCGTAGGTTCGTTGTTAGCGGTTAATCCAGGTGTGACCGAATAAAACTCTTCGAATGGAGCGTTAGTAGCAGTGTCTGTAGCGTAACGAACATCGACAAACTTGATAATACTCTTAGATTTCTCTGGCCCAAAGAACCAAGCTTTCATTGTGAAAGTCAGCGTATATAGTATGCTTCGTCTTTCTTCAAAACTTCCCTCATACAGTTCATCCATTGACACTCCGTTCAATATCAGAGGAATGTCAATAGGTTCTAACCCTGGAATTAATCTTACTGTGCTGGTGAAGTCTGGATTGAAGAACGGAATGATTTGTTCTAGTAACTTAACAGCATCTTCTTGATACTTAGCCATGATATAAAGAGAGAAGTCTAAGTTATAAGGTGTTCCTGCATACACAAATTTGCGGCCGGCTATAGATTCGTCTACGACAGTTTTTCTTATCTTAGTGATAGGAGAAATCTTGCGCTCGCCATCATAAGCCATGTTAGTGATTTCAAATGACATACGAGGAAGATTAATGGCTGACTTCGTCTTAAAGTCTGGATTCTGATCTATTCTCGAAAGAATCTTTTGATAAGGAGCATAAGAGATAGGTACAATCATTCGCTGCTGAAGCACTTGATTGTTATCAATTCGTTCGACAGTCAACTGATTGAAGTACGTGCCGAATAATGCTACATACTTACGTGTCGTTTGATTGTAGAAATAATTTGCTATTGCCATTAGGAATCACTTATGTTTATGTTTTCGCTGAATGGATCTGTTTCAGAGAAGTCAAGTATGTTGTCTCCCTCTGTTTCAAATACGTAGTTTCTTGCAAGATTGTCAGCACCGTCAGTAACACCGAATTGATCGCCTGCTGTATTCGCAAGAGCTTGAAGCGTAACTGTGTTACTCGTATCGATAGTATCAAAGTACGTATCGATAGGCTCGCGACCAGTCTGGAATCTTTGTCCGCTGTACTCAACAAGTTCGCATCTCATGTCATAAGTCTGAAGCGTGCCGGTCTGATAGAAGATACCTTCATGCTCAACAAACTTAATCTCGTACATCTTTTCACTTAGAGGAAAATAGATTAAATCACCTTCTCGTGGACGAATCATATCAGCAACTTCTCTAGTAACGAAGCGCTCGAATGTACGATTTGCTACAGTGAAAGTTATTGTGTCGCGAATTTGTAGACCGAACTTAGAAAGGAAATCACCCTCGCCCTCAAAGCCATCAACGTTCTTAACGTAGGCTTCAAACTCAAAGGTTTCGTCATAGAGTGGAAGATCGTCTTCGTTGAATACTCTATCGAGACCACCAAACGAACGCTTGATGTAGATAATGTCTACACCATACATTCTAATTGATTCAATAACTAGATCCTCGATGAGTTGTTGCTCATTGAAGTTAGAGTAATTATTGAAGAAGACGTTGGTAGCCATGATTAATGATTATCCAATAAAGTTGTAGGTAAGAGGCTGATACGCACGTATCGCTTCTTCTTCCATCGTTTTTCTTTCTTCTCTTGCCTCTTGTAATATTTGCTCACCATTAAATTGAACACCACCGACGAGTTGCATGTTCGTAAACTTGGTAAGGTTCAAACCCCATTGTTCGCGTACTAGAACAGTAGCATAGTTCTGTAACCAGCGATCACCCCACACGTCAGAGTATGTGCTAGGATCAATAACGTCGTATGCTTCGACGATGATGTATTCGCCTGGAACTAAGAAATTCTTTTCGACGTCAATATAGAGACGATTAACATGTTTGTTATATCGTATCATAGGTTTGCCCACGAGAATCTCTTGTAGAAACTCAAGATGAGACATAGCCATGTAGTAGTTCTGAACGTTATAACCGGTGATGTCTTCGAGATTGTTCAATACGAATTGATATTGAACATTGAAGATGCCTGAGCCAGTAGATAAGTTTGTTGTAAGAGGAAAAATACCAGAAATACCAAGCAGGCCTGCCGGAAGATCGATGTATCCATTAGTTTTATCAGTTTCTGTAATTTGGTGTTTTAAATAGACGAGCTGGCTACCATTGTAGTGATAATCACGCCAAAACGAAACCGCTTCATCAATACGATCTTCAACCTGTTCATCGGCAACATTAATTTCGATTACAGGCGCACCAATCTTACGAAGAATGTAATCCTTGAATTGTTCTCTTGTTGTTGGCTGTGCCATATCTTTTTCCTAGTTATTTAATAACTATTTATCTTATCGGTTTATGATCCAGTATGTTCTGCTTCTAGAGTAATGATCGATGTTGCTATGACTGCTTGAGTAGAAGCGAGTCTTATTGATAGAGAACCTTCGTCAGAAACGACGTCGTTATCAGCATCAACAATCCAAGTACGATTAGTGCCCAAATTTAACCACACATTATCAGGAGAGGTTCCGTCCTGAAAATCAATTTTAATATCATAATCGGATGCAGATCCACTGTTTAACCAAGTTCCTTGAGAACCGCTAGTAAAGCTTGCTCCTCCAGATCCGACTGATTGATCATACACATACCAGTCTCCGTCGCTATGAACGGTTAACGTTGTTCTAGCATAGCCTCCTGCGCCAGAAGCATTAGTTGAAAATGTGCCGGAAGGTGCAGTTACTAATGATGATCCTCCACCTTGATTCCCCATAATTCCAGCGATAATTTGAAAAGTATGTGATAGTGCCATTATGCTAATCCCGTCCATTCGAAGTCGTAATAACCCGTTGCTAGAATGTTACTGCCACCTGAATCACTGGCAATTTCAATTTTAACAACAGTATGTTCAGTTGCGTAATCAAGAGTTGGTGTTGTATCAATAACCATAAAAGATCTACCTGAACTTAATGCAAGCCAAGTATTAAGCGGCTGTGCATCTCCAGCACTTCCTGTCCCAGGAGCAGTTGTTGAAATTTGTGTACATCTTATGTAGTATGTTTGACTTGGAGTAACATTACACCAATTACCAAAGGATGTGTTACCATTTCCACTAGTTCCACTTGCTTGTGTTATAGATCCGTCCGTATAAAAAGTTAATCCGCAACGCGCATAATCGTTAAAAGAAACAACTAAACCAACTGCAGTAGGTGATCCTGAAGTACCTGAAAGCGTGATTGTTTCAGAAGGTGCTGCGCCTGTTTCATATCCTAAAGCAGTTCCGCGAACTGTTGTACCGTCTATACACTGTAATGCAATTTGCCAATACCGAGCGTCACCCCACGTAGGTGCTGTTCCGCCATTCCATTTAATATTTGAAGAAAAAGTTGGGGTATGTCCGCTAGAAGAAGTATCAAGAAGTAGCATTGCAGAACGACCTGCAGATTTATTACTTTCAGTAAAAGTTACGTTACCCGTCATAGACAGGCCCATCATAGGAGTAGCAAAGTCTATAGCAGTTGTAATTATACTTATAGGAGTGTAAAAGTTTCCATAGGTTCCATTTGCGCCAGTAATATTTTGAAGTACGCGAGAGTTATCAATTACTTCCGTACCTGATATTTTAATCGCCATAACAACACTCCTTAGGCATCAAAGCCAACGGCAGCTGCTCTGACAACAGTACTATCCCAACAGACAAAACAAATTTCCCAATATCTATGATCTGCCCAAGTAGGCGCAGTGCCGCCGCCAGGCCATTTAACATTTGCGGAAAATGTTGGAGTATGAGGAGTTGTGTTTGTATCTAAAAGCAATACAGCAGTTTTTCCTGCGGCTTTGTTGCTTTCAGAAAATGTTACGTTGCCTGACATGGTTAATGTCATTAAAGGCGTATTGAAATTGACTACCGTTGTGATCGTAGTTGCAGCTGCATGGAAATTACTGTAAGTTCCGTTCGCGCCTGTGATGTTTTGTAACACGCGGGAATTATCAATAACCTCTGTGGTATTGATTTTGATAGCCATCGTCGTTCTCCTTTTGAACTATTAGCTTTACTTTATTTATACTAATCTCGTCTTTCGATATCGTCTTCTGTAAGGTTATTTCCTAGCCAGACTTCGATAACCTTTGCATCACCGCTGCCGACGTTAGTCGCTTTATGCCAAGTTCTTTTGGGAATGTCGATACTCTCACCTGCGCTATATGATCTCCATGCCTTTTCGCCAGTTTCATATTCTAAAATCATATGAATCTTACCGCTTACGACGTGCCAGTGTTCTGATCGTTCGAAGTGGCGTTGATCGCTCAAAGACTTACCTTCTTCGAAAGAGAGCTCTTTAACAGCCCAACCTGGTTGAGTGTCGAGAACTTTATACGTTCCCCACTTGCGCTGAACAGTCGGCTGACTCCATTCTTTAAGAATCCAAGAGCTGGAATTCTTTTTATCTTCTCCACCGACGCCGAACACAAATTCAACATCATCGAATACCATCTCTGGAATATTATCCTTAGTGCGATCGCCTCCATTAGCGAAAATGATTCGATCAGTAGGATATTTCGCTTTAACTCGGCTAATAGCGTCAATAGCAGAACCATCGTCATCATTAAAAGAAATGACTTCGTCTACGCATCCTAGACCTTCAACGATAGCAGCGCGCTCATTCCACGGCATAAAAGCTCGACCTTTTTTTCGAACTAGCCACTCATCTGAGTTTACGCCGACAACAAGCCTTGTTCCTTCTTGTGCAGCTGATTTTAAATATGAGATATGCCCACTGTGAATAGGATCAAATCCACCCGTTACAATTACTGTTATCATAATATTTTTTCATTCTCCTCGTTCAATTCTTCCATAAAATATTCCCAGACAAAGTTTATATCTTTCTTGCTTCTCATTGCCGGATTAATTTCAACGACGTCAGGATGTACATACCAATCTTCATAAGAACATAGTTCAGTGAAAGCTACATCATTGACTAATAACACATATCCGTGCTTTTTCATGATAGCTCGAGCTTCATCGCGAATTTCTGTACCGAGTCGATAGCAATCATGCTCAAAAGTAACAACACCAAATTTATGAGTAGATAGCGGAAGTTTCTTTAATACTTCAATAGAAGCTTCGTCACAATCAATTTGTAAGTAATCAACAATAGGATCTACACAATGTTTCTCGAACATATCTTGATAGCCGATTTCTTTAGCATCTGCGCAGATAACGGTGTTGTGTCTATTTTCTTTGAAGTTACAACACAAAGCGGGATTATTATCGATAGAGATTCCTCGCCAACCGAATTCGGTTTCAAGTAGTGCGGTGTTGTTATGAACGAAAGGATCTCCAGAACCGATCTCTAAATATGTACCATTCTTCTTACCGTTAAAAACTGCTAACACAAAAAGATCTTGGTAGTGCTTTGAATAATTTTCGTGCACGCGCTCGAGACCTGGAAATAGGAACTTGAATCTATTAAAGTCTTCAGATGTATAAGGAATAGTATCAGGATAATATGCGTTGTTTAGCAGTCTATCAATTTTCAGTTTATATTCTTCATTCTGAATAGTTCTGAACTTAAGGTCGAACAGTGCGTGCTTGCCTTCTTGCGTTCCAGTGATGTACCACTTAGCGATTGCTTCCATACATGCAAGAGCTTTTCTTCCAGGATAACCAACATCGAGATCTAGATCGTCTTGTTTACCATTTAAACCTACTCTAGAATATAGCAACACTTGTTTCCACGCACTGCTAACTTCATAATGTTTAGCTAGAAAATAATATGCTTCTGGACGATCTGGCATAAGAGCAGCAGCATCTAGAAGCGCACCTTCTACTGTATATCTGCGGTTGCCTTGACGATCATAGCACAGCGCAATACCAAGAACTGATTTATATTGTAGTAGCTTATCTTTAGAGAGGTCGGCGGCTTTTAAGTAAAGGGAAACCGCCATTGCTCCTTGACCTAGTCTATCATATTCTTTCGCTAGGTCAAAAATTTTTTGAGGGTTTTTAGGATCTAGTACTTGATCATTCAGTAGTTTTTGTAACATAATTTAGCCCCTTGCCACAAAGTCAAAGAAAACAGTCTCAGGCATCTTCAATATAAAGGTACCGTTGTCTTGATAGCCGAAAGCGATAAGTACGTTGCCATCAAGGAAAGTAAGTCCTGTAGCGAACTCGATATTGTACTCGTATCCTGTGGTGTGATCGATCTGTGTACCGAGGAAATGAAAGTCTTTAGTATATCTAATGATGTTCCAATCTTCATCCCATACGACAACACGATGATTATAGTGACCGTCCTTACGATGGAAAACATCTTTCAACAAATCGACTTCATGTGTAAACGCGAGATGGCGCCCTTGACCGATAGGAACGACTTGTGTTCCACCTCGAAGATCTCGACCGAAAACATTCATAAATTTAGTTTCGTCGAGGTGAGTAGTAGTAGTAGTACGAGTTTCAATATCGTATTTTACGACTTCGGTAGGATTGCACCATTTAACAAAGTGCCATGGCATATCAATAATCGGCATCCAATTCTTTTCGCAATAGGTAGCATCATCTCCTGGTGCAGGGATAGGATTACGAGATACTTCTTGCCACTCACCATCAATGAATTCAATCTCACACATTTCCATTCGACCTTTTCCTTGATCGTCATAACAATCACGACGAACACCACAAAGGAATAATCGATTATCCCAACAGAACAACCGGCCATCTTCTAGTCCGATGAAGTTCCATATAGGATCGGTGTCAAGATTCATTTTGATACGACCGGCGCTCAACACATTCATATTACCATCAAGCTCACACATGATGTTGTGAGTGCGAAGAGTAACATCGTTTTCTGGGTGAATGTATTGAAGAGGTCCCCAAACGTGTGGAAACTTCTTACCTTCTGAATGATAGAGCGTATAGTTTACGTGGCGAACGTTAAGAAGAATCCTTCCTTCATGAATAAAGATAGAAGGATTCATAATTCCTGTTTCGCCAGTTAACTCTCGAGGAAGTGTGATGGGATGTATACTCCCACCTCTTTTTAAAGCGTAATAGACAAGGCCGTGATGGCGCAGATCATGCATAATGCCTCCATAATGAAATCATGTTCTAAGTGTTTTATTATAACACTATTTATGTCAAATGTCAACTAAAATTTAAGACCAAGGAACAGATCGTTCGGTAATAAACTTCTTATTGATTTTTTCTTGAATCTTATTGTTATATTCATTGAGTTTTTCTGCAGAAATTGTAGTCTCTAGCCAGCCTACAACAAGTTCTTCTGTAAGAGAAGCGAAAGGTACGAATGACGATTCTTCTACATCTACTGCAGAAAGACTAGTATAACCAACTATTCTTCCAACATTTCCATCAGCATCTACGCCAGATCTTTTCCACTTAACTCGAACGACTGCGTCAGTCAGACTAACACCATCTGCATTAGTCTGATCACGCGTTTCGAATTTTATAATCTGCCAATAATAATTCATTTTTTATTACGCGTTATTCGCTGATGGCTCGGGATCGTCGGCAGCCGTAGCTTCAGGAACAGCGTCGGCAGCTGGAGCTCCTGGTGTAGGTGTTACGTCATTAGGGGCCCAAGGCATAGCAGCATCGACAACATTTTCTTGATCAATCTGATCACGAATGCGTTCTTCAATATGATCTTTGTAACCCATGCTTGTTTCAACAACGTTCTGAATCCAGCCGATAACTGTTGATTCTGTGAGTTGCTCAAAAGGTACGAATGATCCTGCTGGCACGTCTACTGCAGTGAAAGGTGTAGCACCGTTGAACTTGGCTTTGTTGCCGTTCTCGTCTGTACCTTCGCATTCCCAGTAAGTCTGCACGATAGCGCCCTGAAGTGTTGCACCTTCAGAATTAACCTGATCTCTTTTCTTGAGACCTGTTACTTTATAAGATAATGTAAGTGCCATTATTTTTTTCTCCGTAATGTTTTAGTAAATACTAAGTTATTTATTAATCGTTAACTGCGTCTGCCCATGTGGGAAGAGTCAGCAAATGATCATATGCTTGTTCTACAATACTCTTAGTAGAGCTTAAGTCGATGGTAAAGTTCATATCTTCGATTTGCATGATATTTACTTCACCTCTAAAATCTCCGCCTGGTACTTCAGTAGGATATTGTGCGTATGCCGCAATCGCTTGCTTACCAGCTTCTCTAGCTGCTTTGCTCGCATATACTACCACAGATACTCTTCCATAGTATCCAGCTTTCCAAGCGTGTGGTGGTGAGTTTTCTGGTCTCACTCCACCTGGATCTGGATCATCCACGACTCGTTTGTTCGTTTTAACTTCGTGAATGACGTGATAAGCTTCAGGGCATTCCAATCCACTGTTAAGCTCATATGATTTAATGAGTGCCATTATTTATTCCTCTCTTTTCTCAATTCTTCTCTCAACTCGTCTACTTCGGCTTTAAGATCCTTAATAGCTTGAATCAGGAATGGAGTGATCTTGTCATAGTTTACAGTGAGGAAGTCTTTAAGCTCCTCGCCATCGACCATGACCTTATCTTTTCCGCCGTTACCAGACTTATTTATAACTACAGCGTTCGGTATTACTTCTTGTGTTTCTTGAGCGATGATAGAAACTTCTTCCATTCCGGCTTCAATAACACCAGCAGTTACTTGTTCAGCTTCTTTCTTCCAGTTGAATCGGCTTGGCTTCAACTTCATAATTGTATCGAGACCTTCGCCACGAGGAAGCTCTTGAATATTTTCTTTCAAGCGACGATCTGACCAATAAGCTACAACGTTACCTGGAGAGTATACCGAACCGTTTAGATATAGTCTCCAACCGAATGTTGTACTATAGAAACCATGCTCTGAGTAGTTCATCATTAAGCAGATGTTGTTATCGAACTGCATACCACCCCAACCGTTACGAGAACCTTGGACTCTCCAAGAACCGTAAGTCGCGTTGTTAGGATAGAAGTGAGCGCCATTCAAACTTGAATAGATACCGTGGTAGCCAGTTAAGTTGTTCCAACGATACTGGAACGAATAGTTTGATGAACCGTTGAACTGCCATACCAAGCTTGACATATCATAGTCGGTATAGAAACGCATACCTTCATACGATGGGTTAGCACCGAACTTCAATCCAGTGTGGAACGCGATACGTAAGTCTGGGTATGGATAGCTCCAACCGCCGCCTTCACGATATACACGATAAGCAGTCGATTGGTTGTTTGCGAATGCTACACCGAATTCGTGGTTTGTACTTACATCATAGTTATTACGTAGGTAGAATGTTCCGATACCCCACATACGCGACCAGTCGTTAAAGTCTCCGTAATAACTGGTATCGTGGTCGTAGAATCTCCATGATCTTACATCGCCACCGAAGTAGTTATAACCGTAGCTCCAACGAGTGTGGCCACCGTCCCAGTACCAAATCCAGCCGCGGCTATTATCATGAAGACCGACGTTATCGCCACCGGTTGACATTAAGACGTGTCGAGAACCGATACCCCAGCCTTGCCACCCGTTGCGGCCGCCACCATATGTTGTTACGTTACCGTAAGAGTTTCCTTCACATTCTGGAGCGCGCATTCCTCTTCCGTAAGACTGGAAGTAGATACCCGAACATCCTTGTGGGCGGAACCAGTCATTAGCGTACGCATCACTCATTTGAGTCGTGCCGCTACCACCTCCGAAGTAATAACCGGTGTTATCTCTATCGTAGAAAATATTCGCTTGTAGAGCACCGTTAACGTAAGTCGTACCGCCTACGTACCATTGAATGTAGGTGCCATAACCGCCTACAGAATCTAGGTGAAGGTTGCCATTTGTTACGGCAACAGAAGCAAATCCAGTCGTCCAGTGACCGTTCGTACCGACTGCAAGATAGCGACCCCATGATGGGTTAGGACCGTATAATGTACCACCGCGTACACGAAGAGCTTCGTTACTTGTGCTGTTAGGATCAAGTCTGTATCCGGTGTCGTTACGATCGTAGATGATGTAAGGACGAGCATCGTTCATATATGTAATACGATAAAGCTCCATGTTAGCATTGCCGTATTCAATACGAATCTGCCAGTTACCTGAGCTGTTAAGCATACCGAAACCTGAGCCGTCCCAGTATCCGCTATATCCGCGAAGATCAGACTCATAGTTTCTATAGTGTACTATACCGCCGTAGCCATTACCACCGGAACTCATCTTCCAGTAGCCATTATTTGAATACCAGTGGGTCCCTGTTGCCGAGTTATAAAGACCTTGTCCAGAATCATCATTTCTAAACCAGTCACGCGCGTAAATATCAGTTGCTCTTAAACCGGTGTTAAGATTTGAAAATCCACCTGGATCTAAATAATATGAGGTTCCTGTATCACTATCATAATAAATTGACGCGTAAAATGCTCCTGAATATTCATTAACATTATACATCGCAATCTTTTTCCAGCTACTAAAGCCGGACCATGTGTTACGGAACCACAATCCTTGGATAGGACCGCCGGCCATCTGCCAACCATAACGAGCTGAACCGTTAGTATAGTGATACGCCTGAACACCGACCCAGTGTGATGTACCGGCAGGTTGGTTGGCCGGGTTGCCCCACGAATCAAAGAAGCCTGAACCCCAGTCACCGACCGTATTCATATTCACGTTGCCCCAACCAATCGATCCAGTCCAGTAGTTGGAATCACCTGTAATAAATGGTCTTCTTCCGTAGTTGTTTCTCTGTCCCGATCTATCTGTACCAGAGAGACCGATCATCGCTTGGCCGCGTGCAGTTAGACCTTGCCAGTTCGTATCACTATTGAAATCGCCATAATAATTGGTATCGTGGTCGTAGAATCTCCAAGATCTTACGTCACCGGCGAAATAGTTGTATCCATAGTTCCAACGAGTGTGGCCACCGTCCCAATACCAGAGCCAGTTACCGCGGCTGTTGTCGTGTAGACCGAAGTTGTCTCCGTTTGTAGACATTAACGTCCAACGAGATCCGATGCCGTAACCACGCCATCCGTTACGACCACCGCCGTAAGTTGCTACGTTACCGTATGGGTTGCCTTCACACTCAGGTGACCATAGACCGTGTCCATAAGATTGGAAGTAAAGGCCAGTACATCCTTGTGGTCTGAACCAATTATTTGCATATACGGCACTTACATATGAATCACCTGCTGGATCAAGCCAGTAATTCGGATCATTACGATCATAATATCTCTGCGCATAATGATGTCTCTCTGTTAAGACGTCACCATTTCCACGAATGATCATATTCCACGATCCACCGAAACCGCCATCACGGAAGATAAAGTCCTCTCCGCCTGATGTAGCAAATTCAAAGTGAGAATCGTCAGTATCAGTAGCTCTTATGTATCCACGTAAGTTTCCTGCACCAGTGTAGAAGTAAGCAGGCGCACCACTTTCAAAGCTCTGAGAACTTGTTATGTTTAGAGTCGTTATTCTCGAAGTTCCAGTAGGATCAACATACTTGTTATTCGGATCATTCACATCTCTAAATATCGCGCCTCTTAGTTCGTTACTGGCCCAAATATTTCTATTAGCGGTTGTCTGATGATCGGTGTCAATATAACAGGTAGCTGCAGCTAAGTCAAACAGTGTACCAGCTGAAGAGCCACCAGTTACATAGAAGAACATTGTAGAACTAAACGATCCACCGTTACCGCAACGAACTACAAATACGTATTCTTCCCACTTACCCGTACCACCTTGGTCTGTTACCCAATAAGCAGTACCACCACTTCCATATGAGTTTGATGCGAAGTTGAAATTTCTCCCAACATCCATCTTAGCGCGCCATCTACATACGATTGTTCTGTTTCTAGCTGTTCCAATCGCAAAGTAGAATCCACCGTATCCAGGTGAGGTTCCATTAGAGCTATTTGTTCTGGAATATCTGTAAATGACTTTACTTTCGTTAGGAGCAGATGCATCACTTATTCGAGATCTTGTTAGTGCAGAACCTCCGTTGTTATTGTAAATCTCTGTTCCGTTTGTTCCATCTTGGAATTCTTCATCTTGATATACTTTACGGCCATTAGCCATAATTCTTGTAGCCATGTTGACATGGCCAGAATCTGGGTTCTCTGCTGATTCCCAGTTTCTCTTGAGATAGAAGAATAGTCTCGAAAGCTTAGTATCACCCGTAGGATCTAAATAATATGCAGGGTTGTTGCTATCGTAGTAAATCGGTGCGTACACGCCATTATAGAATGTAGCGTTACCAGAAGTATCAATGTTAAATCTTGTTGTACCCCAGCTACCGTGACGATAACCGTGGTTTTGTCTGACTTGCCAGTTATCACCGTCGAACATACCTGCTGACCAGGTTGTTCCTGTTATAGCGCTACTCCAAGAGATAGACGGTCTGTCGCCACCACCACCTGAGCCTGTTCTAAATTCTGCAACAAGACCCCAAGAGTGGTTTCTATACTCGTTTTCAAACAGCGCAGTTGTGTTGTTACTTGGCGCCGAACCTGTTCTTCTTACTACTAAGTTAGGCGTAGCTTGAGTTCTCTCAATTAACAAGCCAGAGAATCTTGAAGTTGAGTTAAAATCACCGTAATAAGAAGGCTCGTTGCTATCATAGAAGATAGGAGCACTTAATGATACATCGTTTGTAAACGCGAATTTCTGAGTTGCGATATCTGTCCACTGTGTCCAACCTTGACAGCAATCTCTTAGTGATCTTACTTTTAGTGGTGTTCCTCCGCTGCTAACCCAATCAGCAGAAATTTCAAACGCGCGACCACCTAAGTTAAACGATGCAGTAATATCATAAGTGAATGGTCTATTAGAACCTGTGCTATAACCAGAAACAATAGCAAGGCCTTGGTCGATGATTTGTGCGCGGCTCCCAGATGATGTAGGATCGGATGCAACATAGTTATGTCCAGTCTGATCAAAGTACAATCCGCCATAATCTGGAGACGTATCATCTTTAATGTTATTAACGTTAACAATATTTAGTCTAGATGTACCGTCTGGATCTAATCTATAGATAGGATTGTCTGAGTCAATAAACACTGGTCCTTGAACACTGCTAATACCTCGAATATAACCACTACCAATAAACGCAGAGTAAGTGCCGGTGTTATTTCCACCATCAGTGTAGAAGTCTAAACCAGAACCAGAAACTCTGAAGCGAGCATTGTATCCATCATCTAATGGAGATAACCAGATGAAGTCGGTGTTGTTATTGTTTTGAATTTGTAATGCAGAAGTCCAAGAAGCAGGATATGATCCAAAGTTAATTTCACCTTGGCCGTCACTCTTAATTGTTAACGCTCTTGTAGCAGAACTTGATCCTGTTGTATTAACTTTTAAATATCGAATATTCGTAGTGCTTGCAGGGTCTAAGTAGTATCCTGTAGCTGCTCTGTCGCGGAATATGTTCGCATCAATAACATCTGCTGTAATGTCATCTGCTGTGATATCGTCCGCTGTGATGTCGTCTGCTACAATGTCATCAACCAATAAGTTAGACTCAACATTACGACGCTTGAGCATAATACCGCCAAATCGACGTAATGCGCCACCGCTGGAGTAGTTTAACAGAATACGAATGCGAACATAATAACAACCACCACCGTCAGAACCATTGTAAGGCGTATGAGATGTTGGGATTGTAGTATGATTGCGGTAAGTTGTCCACGCTGTGCTCGTATAGTTAGTAGCACTAACTACGAAGTATGTTGTACCGGTATTTCCTGCAATCGGATTCTTATTCTTATCAAAGCGTTCAACGCCGTAGTAAAGAAGACCACCAGATCCAGAAACATATTGTACAGAAATTTCACCGTAAATATCTTCGCCCGGTACAACTGGAATATAGTCAGAATAAATTGATCTGTAACCAGAGGTTTCAATGACTTTACCAGCAAACGGCGCATCCGGTCTTTCAACATACTCGGATTGAGATATGTTAATCGACTCGTTACTTTGAACCGGACTTGTAATTTCGGCTTCTGCATAAGGTGTGAAGTCAAATAGAACAAGATCAGCTCCACCAGAACCATACGCTGGGTTGAGCGAAATGTTAGCGCCG